GTACTTTAAAACTATGAGTCTTGCCAACCCATCTCCCACACCCACACTCTATTCTCAACGTTCGCCCCATAATTCAGCAATCGGACTCCCCCCGTGCCCAATTAAGTACCTGCGTATATCCGCATACAGCCAAACTCCCCAATAGTATTTCTTCCTCTTCGTTCACCCGTGTAGAAACGTATAATAACGTCCCCCAATTCATTCTAAACGCCCCCAATAATATTCATATATACAGAGAAGTATTTGCATATTAAAACGTCTCCTAAACACCCCTTAAACGTCCCCCAAAATATATAAAATGTAAAAAATATGTACCCCCTACGTTAAAATTACAATTCATCCAGTTTTATTTAAAATAGAAACAGTTGTTCCCCTTATCTACTATCGTATACACTTTCATATACTTTAACTATTAGTAAAATGAAGCATACGTACGATTGAGTGAGGTATGAGTAACCTACGTGCTATAAACTCTTCCAAATCATAGAATATAACCTAATATGAACGTTGACAGATTATATAGGATTTGTTATAATTAGTTTAGAAGAAGACCACAACTGTAAGTTGTAAAGCTTTAGCTTTTAGTAACGTTACAACGTAATACACGTAATAAAGGCTAAAGCCTTACAAGATAAATCTTGTACAAAGAAAATAACAAATCAAGATAAATACGTAAGAAAACAATGAATAATAATATAGAAATAATGGGAAGGTGGTAATTTGAATTATATAAAGTTAATCTTTTTCTCTGAATTGGAAATCATGTTATTGGTATACTTCTTCTTCAGCGTCACTTATTTAAAACAACAAATAGTAAAAACGAACCCAAATCACGAAGATACGAAACAGAGTCAAACGTTGGAAACTCCGACAGACGACAATGATGAAGTTATCTATGATTTGGGTTTTTTACATGATGTAGAGGATTATGACGAACGAATAAAAGGCATGAAAAGCGAATTACAAATCATAAAAGACAATAACGAAAACCACGATATACCTGTTGAAATCATAACAGATAATTATGAGGCAGAAACAGAGTTTATATAAGGTAGGTGGTTTTCATGAGAGGGGAAGTGTATAAAAATTATTATCCAATTAATCCTGATTTGAAAAAAGATATATTAAAGGCAGAACGTGCCGAGGAAATACGTAAATACGAAGGGAAACTTGCATTTTGTATAGCATCATTCATATGCTCAGAATGTGGACAACCTTATAAAATAGATGAAACATGGCTGAGAGACGAAGTATTTGAAAGGACAATTTCAGGTACGTGTCGTCCGTGCCAACATAAATTGTTTGGTGCAATATAATGGGGGTGGTTAATATTAAAGTACAGAAAGGCATTATAATACGTCCTGCGCATAGACCAATTAGAGAGGAGCTGATACCTTTACAGGTGCGTTTTGTTGAACTTAAAATGACTACCAAGCTTAACAACAAGCAAATTAGTGAACAATTAGAAGTTCATTACAATACTATTATGAATTGGAACAAAACAGAAATCGTGCAAAATGCATTATCAGAAGCTCTTGTTACATTAAAACGTGATAACAGTGTTGGTATGCAGAAACTCATGAGTGCGTTAATTAGAGAGGCAGGAAATGTGCTCGACGACCCTGAAATGGGAAATACTATTAAGGTACAACTCATAGGTCAATTATTTACTCAAGTTGGTAAATTTTCAGGCTTAGAACCTGCTAAAGAGGTAAAGAAAGAAATTAAAGTAACTAAGTCTTTTGAAACTCTAATGGATACTAGCACAGCAATTGATACAGAATATAATTAAGGTGGGTTTTTGTGCCCTCTTTTTTTTTTATGTATAATTGTGGTTGGAGGTGATGCCAGTGGGTATTCCAACACAGAAATTGAAAGAGTTAATGTCTCCATTATCACCTGAAAATAAGTATTTAATTCCTCCTGATTTGAAAGATGAAACAATGAAATTTCTTTGGAAGGTGAAGAATGATTTTCCTTGGTACGCAGAGAGATTTTTGAAGATTAGAAATAAAAAAGGTAAACTTGTTCCATTTAAACTTAACGAGGCTCAACTTATAATTGAAAATATAGACCGTTATTGCAAATCAGAAAAGATATTACGTAGGTACATCGTTTTAAAAGCTCGTCAAATGGGTATTAGCACGTATACAGAAGGTAAAATGAGCCATAATACAACTACAAATCCACTCGTCAATACAATGATAATCACGCAGGAAGATAAAGCAACTCAAAATCTTTTCAACATGTCCAAGCTTTATTTTGAAGAGTTACCTGCCGAGTTACAACCAATGAGAAAGAAGTGTAACGAAAAGGCATTAGTTTTTGAAAATCCGACCAACGACATTGCAGAGAAAGGTAGAAATCCTGGGTTACGTTCTAAGTTTTCCGTAGCAACAGCTAATACTCCTGAAGCAGGGCGTTCAAGTACATTGACAAACCTTCATGCTAGTGAAGTTGCGTTTTGGACTAAGGCTGACGTAACTATGTTAGGTTTAATACAATCCATTGCAGATGAAATGGACACGTTGGTTATGTTAGAGTCTACAGCTAATGGTGTAGGTGGTTATTTTTATGATATGTGGCAACAAGCTATAAAAGGAGAGAATGATTTTATACCTGTGTTCCTCGCATGGTTTACAGACTTAACTTATTCAAAGCCATTCATTACAAAAAAGGAAAGAAAAGACTTTATTACAATGGTAGAAACTACTTACGTTAATGACCGTGATGAAACGATATATACTTATTACCACAATCTAATAGGTATTGCAGGAGTAACGTATGAGCAATTAAATTGGTACTATTATACACTTAGAAACAAGTGTCAGAACGATGAAGAAAAGATGCATCAAGAATATCCATCAACTCCTGAAGAGGCTTTTATTGCAACTGGAAGACCTAAGTTTAATACTAGAGCATTGACTAAATATAAAGCTAATGTTATCAAACCTATTAGAGTAGGGTATTTAGAAATTGCAAATGGTAGTGTTAATTTTATTGATGATGCTATGGGATATGTTTCTATATGGAAAGAGCCAAAACCAAGTACATTTTATTGTATTGGAGCCGATGTAGCTGAAGGATTAGCGCATGGAGATTACTCAGTAGGTCAAGTTGGTGATGAAGAGTTCAACCTTGTTGCACAATGGCATGGTCATATAGACCCTGATATGTTTGGTGCTGAATTAGTTAAACTTGCTCACTATTACAATAAAGCGTATATTGGTGTAGAAAATAACAATCATGGTTTAACTACCCTAAAATCAATACAAAGGGAAGAATATTGGAATATATATTACAGTAAAATTTATGATAAAATATCAGACCAACTTACTCAGAAAATGGGATGGACTACCTCTGTACGTACTAAACCAATGATGATAGACAAGCTTGCTGAATTTGTACGTGAAAAGTACCTAGGTATTCCTGATTTGGAAACTATAACTGAAATGTTTACGTATGTCATTGCTGACAACGGTACGACAAATGCTCAATTAGGAACTTACGATGATAGGGTTATGTCCTTTGCAATTTTATTACAATTATTATTAGAAGGTAAAGGAGATAATTACACTCCTGAAGTTTCTTCTGACGAACAAACGAAAAGAATGCGAATAAACGGAGACGGAATAATAGACCCTCTGTTTGAAAAAGATGAAGAGCATTCGTTTGAATGTAGTTAGGAGGTGTTTTAATGAGTGAATTGAAGACCCAAGAAGCTGTAATGGCGTCTTTCACCTATCAGAAATTCATGGAAAGTATGGTTGGTAAGTCTGCTGAAACAAAGATATGGAAGAAGTGTAATGAAGCATATAACGGTACTCTGTACGCAAACACAGTAAAGGCATCATACAAATCAGATGTAGTTATCAATTATATATTCAAAACTATTGAAACAATTAGACCTATTATGATAGATAATAACCCACGTTTTATCTCATTAGCACGTACAAATGAAGGTGTTGAACGAGCAGATATAATTAATAAGGCTATGGATTATGAATGGGATAGAGAGAATATGAGTGTTAAATTATATTCTTCACTTATTACTAATCTTGTTTCAGGCAATGTTATATTTTACTTACCGTGGGATGGTTCTAATACTGCGTTAGGAAACGTTAAATGCATACAAGTCGACCCTTATAACTTCTATATCGACCCATTGGCAAACACTATTCAGGACGCAGAATACGTTATTTATGCTACGTATAAACACGTTAATCAACTTAAAAAACTATTCCCTTTAAAAGCAAAAGAGCTTAGTGGTGGTACTATAAAATATTCAGAGTTAGTGAGTGAAAAAGATAAAAACGCATCAAAAGTCACAAATCAGGTTCTCGTTTTGGAAATGTGGACTAAAGATTACACTACTATTGACTTTGAAGAAATTGATAAAAATGGTGCACGTACTATTATAAAGAAAAAGAAATATCCAACAGGTAGAGTTATAACAACTGCTCCTGAGTTACAATTGGTTTTAAATGATAAGTCTAATCCTTATAAAGATGGTAAATTCCCATTTGTTCAAATGAAGGATTATGATATTCCATTTAAGTTTTGGGGTAAAGGTGATGTTGAGCATTTAGTTTCTCCTCAGCAATATATGAATGACCTTAATAACCAAATCATAGATAATGCAAAAATGACTGCTAATATGCAATGGATTATTGATAAAAATAGTGGTATTCCTACTGGTAGTTTAACTAATAGAATGGGTCTTATTATACGTAAGAATCCTGGTACAGAAGTTAGGCGTGATACACCTCCTCCAATGCCTGCATATGTTAATGATAAAGTTCAGGAATTGAAGTCAGATATGGAAACTATATCAGGTGTTCACGAAGCTAATAGTGGAGATAGACCTAGTGGTATTCAAGCAGGTAACGCAATCATCGCATTACAAGAAGCAGGACAGACGAGAATACGCCTAAAAGTTAAATTAATGGAGTCAGCTCTATCTGATTTAGCAACTATGTGGTATGCACGTATGCAACAGTTTTGGAAGACAGACCGTTATGTACGAGTTACTAAAGCGCAGGGTATCACTGAATTTGACAGTGTTACTACTAATGACTTAAAATTGGATTATGATATTCGTATTACAGCAGGTTCAACTATGCCAAACAATAAATCAGCTAAATTAGATTTAATGATTAGACTCGCACAAACTCCTGCTGAGGATGGATTTCCTATGGTAGATAGACGTTCTGTATTAGAATTTGTAGACTTAGAAGATAAAAAGGGGCTGATTGATAGGATGGAAAAGCTTGCAGGTAAAGGTAAACTTGAAACACAGTTTGAACAATTTACGCAACAATACAAATCAGATAAAGACCAAACTGTAGGTATTATTCAAGACCTTAGCAAAGAGGTTAAAGGTATTTCTAGTCAACTTGGTCAAATTGAATCAGAGTTTAAACAAACAGTTGCGGAGAATGAAAAACTTAAAATTGCAAGAGATTCTAAACAAACTGGATATGATGCAGGACTTAAAGAAATTCCTCCTGATTTGCAACCTGATGAACAAGCAGGTTTACAACAATTACGTGGACAAAATCAAGCTGATGATTTCGAGGCTGAAGTAAGGTCAGGGCATATACCTGATTCTGTTTTACAAGAAATAGAAGCATTGCCTGATGACCAATTACAAAAATTACTTCAAAAATATCCTAAATTACAAGAAATGATTCAGAAGCAAGAAATGAGTGCACAACAGGCTGACCCACAACAAATGCAAGTACAACCAGTACCTCAAATGGGGTAACTAAATATAGAGAATAACCTGAAAAGGACTCTCAAGGGGTGATTGAATGTTTGGAAAAGAATATTTTGAAAGAGAATTTAAAGCAGATAATGATGGTGTTGA